AATAGAATTGATAGAGTATTCAATGACGAAGGTAAGATGTCAAAGAAACTTTCTCCCTGGAAAGTAATCGATGATAGAGAGATTATTATGAGAGGGTCTGGCAAGGTAATGAAGGCCAAGACTCTAAGAGGCATTTCTGTACTTGACTATCTTCAGTTGTATAGAAAGTTTACCTATTCCGATACAGAAAGCTATTCTCTTAACCATATTGCTCACCTTGAGCTTGGTGAGAAGAAGATTGATTACTCTGAATACGAAAGTTTGTTTGGTCTCTATAAGAACGACTTCCAAAAGTTCATTGAGTATAATATCCACGACGTTACTCTTGTATCAAAGCTCGATGATAAGATGAAACTTATCGATCAGGTTCTTGCTATTGCATATGATGCGAAGGTCGATTACATTGATACACTAAAGACTGTACGCATGTGGGATATGATCATCCACAACTACCTGATTGATAGTAATATCGTTGTTCCTCTTTCAAAGACTGGTGAAGAACTAGAAAAGGTTAGAGAAGAAAAGGACCAACCTATTAAGGGTGCCTATGTTAAGGACCCCAAGCCTGGCATGTATAAGTATGTTGTCTCGTTTGACTTGACTTCACTATACCCATCTTTGATCATGCAGTACAATATCTCGCCTGATACAAAGATGTCAAAGGTTGACCTTACACCAGAAGATTGTTTAGACAATGCTGGTGTATTCCAAATGCATAAGGACGAAGCCAAGAGTCTTGACTATACACTCTGTGCTAATGGTACAATGTATAGAAAGGATAAGTTGGGATTCCTACCAGCACTAATGGAAAAGGTCTTTGCCGATAGAAAGCGATATAAGAAGCTGATGCTTGAAGCGAAGCAGAAGTTTGAGGTATCGAAAGACCCTGAGGACGAGAAGAAGTACATCCAGTATAACAATATGCAGATGGCAAAGAAGATTCAGCTGAATAGTTGTTATGGTGCTTTGTCTAATATCTACTTTAGATTCTTTGATACTGAACTGGCTGAGGCTATTACATTATCTGGCCAGGTATCGATTCGGTGGATGCAAGATAGAATGAATGAGTTCTTGAATAAGACTCTCAAGACTAACAATGTTGATTATGTCATCGCTGTAGATACCGACTCGTTGTATATCACTCTAGATAAGTTTGTAGAGAAGGTGTATAGTGGTAAGTTGCCTGAGCGCGAGAAGATTATTCGTATGCTTGATAAGGCATGTGATGAGGTCTTCCAGCCATTCATTGAGAAGAGTTATGATGACCTTGCCAACCATATGCTAATCCATAGTCAGCGTATGCAAATGAAGCGAGAGTCAATTGCTGATAAGGGTATCTGGGTTGCAAAGAAGAGATACATTCTCAATGTCTTTAACGAAGAAGGTGTTCAGTATGAGCATCCAAAGCTAAAGATGAAAGGTATCGAGGCTGTTAAGTCCTCTACCCCAGCAAAGATTAAGGAAGCAATTAAGAAGTCGCTTGACATTATTATGAATGGCACCAAGGATGATTTTGCTAAGTTTGTAGAGGATTTCAAACAAGAATTTGACACATTACCATTCGAAGATGTTGCATTCCCTAGAAGTTGCCAAGGTGTAACCAAACACAAGATTGGAGGCAAAGCCATTCCAATTCATGTTAGAGGCGCTCTTGTCTACAATGCTTACATAAATAAGTTTGGTCTAGATAAGAAGCACAACAAGATTCAAGACGGGGATAAGATTAAGTTTTGTTATCTAAGAACACCTAATCCATTTTCAACAAATGTGATATCATCCCCTGGAGCGTTGCCAAAGCAGTTTGGTATCGATGACTATATTGACCATGATACTCAATTTGAGAAGTCATATATTGAACCAATGAAATCTATTACTGACAACATTGGTTGGGAAGTTGGCAATAAACAATTAACACTAGAAGACATGTTTGGGTAACTATATGCAAAAAGGTTATAACTTTGATTTTGGTTTCAGCGCAGTTGATGAAGATGAGCTAAAGAAGCTAACTGGGGCTGAACAAGAAACTGAAGAACTTTCAAAACTCCTTGATGAGCAGGCCACCAATGCTGAGCTCTATAAGGATACTGTTGTTCAAATTCAGGAAATGATTACTCCTCTTATCAACAACCTCATGCTTAACCCAAACAAGAACTATATCTACTGGCCAAATAGAGTTGATAAGATGAAAGTATTCAAGGCTGAGTTAGATAAGCTATTCACAATAGCCAAAGATGATTCTTGATTATCTAGTCCTAGCTGTTGCACTAATTCTATCTGGTGTTGCTGGCTACTATTCTATAGTAGGCTTGGCAGCCATCTTTAGTGGCGCGTTTTTTTCCGTTGTCCTAATGGGCTCAGCTCTTGAGCTTGGTAAACTTGTAGCGGCTAGTTGGCTATACAGAAACTGGGAAGAAGCACCAAAGCTAATTAAGTACTATTTGTCGGTGGCTGTAGTTGTATTGATGTTTATCACATCGATGGGTATATTTGGTTACCTATCCAAGGCTCACCTAGAGACCCAAGCACTAATGACATCTGATGTTAGTGCCGAACTACAAACACTTAATGATACAATTGAATCTAGAACAAATACAAAGGTTCTAGTTGAAAAACAAATACAGAACATTGATAATACTCTAATCAAGTATATCGAAATGGGTTCTGTAACAAAGGGCCTACAAGAGAAAAGAAAGCTCGATGGTGAGCGTAGACAGCTTGAGGAAGAACGAAAGGCTGTTGAACAAGAGCTTGTAGAGCTGAAGTCTAAAAAGAATAAGTTGGATTCAGAAGTCAAAAAGATAGAAGTCGAAGTTGGTCCACTAAAATATATTGCGGAGTTAGTTTATGGGTCAGATGCGGAAAGCCATTTTGATAGTGCTGTTCGTATGGTTATTATACTTCTTATATTGGTCTTTGACCCTCTTGCCGTTATTCTTCTAATCGCTGCTAACTCTAACTTTGTTAACCGAGATAAAAAGATTCAACAAGAAAAACGTATTCAAGAGTTGAGAAAACTTGGAAAACGTGGTATAGTAGTCAATAAGAAAGAGATACTAAAGTTATAATTTATACGGAGTCATATTATGAAAAAGAGAAATGATAAAACTCAAACCGATATTATTGTTGAAATGGTTATTAAGAAAGGTATAGTATTTCTCGACGATGTTGTTAAGACTATCAGAAAGTATCAACCAACAGCAGTCCTGGATCACGGACTTGCCCATGCCAGAATCGTTAAGATCAACGAAACAACAAGATATCTCGATATGTTGGGTTCAGACCTTTTGTTAATTAAGGTCCCCACAGAGTTTGGATTTAAATCTGTAATTGTTTCAAAAGAGTCTATCTATACTGCTAAAGTTCCTCCGTTCACGAGAGAACGTGTGACGAGGGGTTATAAAATTCGAAAGAAAGTAAGAGGATTATATGTCAAAGTTTCTTCGTAATCTAGTTGAAGAGTTTAAGGATGAAGATACATCTATCGCAGAGGACGGTGCTGGCAGTGCTGAGTTCACAGGGAGCATTGACAGTGGTTCTTACTCTCTCAATGCTGCTCTTAGTGGGTCAATTTTTGGTGGCGTGCCAAATAATAAGATAACTGCTTTTGCTGGCGAGAGTGCTACTGGTAAGACGTTCTTTGTTCTAGGTATTGTAAAGAGCTTCTTGGATAGTAATCCAGATGCTGGTGTCATCTATTATGATACTGAAGCTGCTGTTACTCGTGACATGATGAAGTCTCGTGGTATTGACACGAAGCGAGTAATCATTGCTGAGCCTGATACTATTCAGAAGTTTAGAGAGCACGGACTAAAGTTCCTTGAAGCATATGGCAAGACTGATGAGGCTGACCGTCCTCCAATGATGATGGTTCTTGACTCTTTGGGTATGCTATCGACTTCTAAGGAAATGGCTGACTCTCTCGAAGGTAAGGATACTAGAGACATGACCAAGAGTCAGGTCATCAAGGCTGCCTTTAGAGTCTTGACATTGAAGTGTGCAAAGTATAAGGTACCAATGCTGGTAACTAACCATGTATATGCTATGGTTGGGTCTTATGTTCCAATGAACGAGATCTCTGGTGGTACTGGATTGAAGTATGCTGCTTCTACCATTGCTATGTTGTCAAAGAGAAAGGAAAAGGTTGACAACGAAGTAATTGGTAATGTCATTAAGGTGAAGATGTATAAGTCACGACTCTCTAAGGAAAATGCGCAGGTTGAATGTTTGCTGACCTATGATAAGGGTCTTGATCGTTATTATGGTCTACTAGACCTTGCCGAGAAGTATGGTATCTTTAAGAAGGTATCTACTCGGTATGAGATGCCAGATGGATCTAAGGTCTTTGGTAAGAACATTCTCGAAGACCCTGAGAAGTACTATACAGATGAAGTATTGAAGGCTATTGATGAGGCTGCAAAGAAGGAGTTTAGTTATGGAGCATCCGGACCCGAAGAATCACTTGAGGTGGAGTCTGGCGAAGAGTAGTTTTCGCATTCTAGCTGGCGCTGTCCTTGTTGGGCAGTATGTAGTGATGGCTGGCTTGTTGTTGATTGTTGCTGAAATTTTGGGTATAGTAGAAGAAATTGTATGATTGAAAATTATATTATCTCTGCATTGGTTCAAGAAGGAGAGTTTGCCAGAAAGACTCTTCCGTTCCTGAAGAAAGATTACTTTTCTGATGAAGGTCAGAAGGTTGTCTTTGAGCTTGTTAAGCAATTTGTAGAGAAGTATAATAAGACACCTAATAAGGCCGTCCTTAGTGTCGACCTCGATGAACTCAAAGGCTTGAACCAGACCACCTACGAGCAAGCCAAGGAGTGTATCAAACTAATAGGAATGAATCCAACAGTCGACGAACAGTGGCTGTTAGACAATACTGAGAAGTTTTGTCAGGATAAGGCAATCTATAATGCCATTATGGATTCAATCAAGATTATGGATGATAAGAAAGAGCAGCAAAGTAGAGGTGCAATACCAAAACTACTTTCCGATGCTCTTGGTGTGTCATTTGACCAAAACATTGGCCATGACTTCCTAGAAGACTCTAATAGTCGGTTTGATAACTACCATAAGAAAGAGAAGAGAATTCCTTTCGATATTGAGTTCTTGAATAAGATTACTAAGGGCGGCCTTCCTCGTAAGACCCTAAACATTATCTTGGCTGGCACTGGTGTTGGTAAGTCGTTGGCGATGTGCCATATGGCTGCCCACAACTTATCCTCTGGCCAGAATGTTCTATACATTACGATGGAAATGGCTGAAGAGAAGATTGCTGAAAGAATTGATGCTAATCTTCTAGATGTTAC